TTGGCATTGATTGCAGTGTATGAGGTCGAGCGGTACCACACTCGGGCATAAAAAGTGCCGCCATCGTCCCAGTCCGGCTCAATGAGCTGGTAGGTGATGTACGGCAGTTGTGCGTTGTCCGGGGGCGCGTATTCCACATAGGCGGGAATGCCGAACCCAGAGAAAAACTGGTATAGCGCCTTGGCTGTGTTCGTCATGACGGCAGCACCCACTTTTCTGCGGTCACCTGTCCGAACTGGAAGGTCGCCACCCTGGGCGTTCTGCTGTCCGTGATGTTGGAGGTCACCCGGAAGATCGCGCCATCGGATTCGCGCCGGAACACATCATGGAAGTCGAGCTGGACGTTCTTCCCCGTGGTGACGGTGTACACCTCGGTCACGCCCTGCTTTTCTGCCATTCGGGCTTGCATGGAGGAATCCTTGACGATTGCCGCATCGAATGTCGCGCCGTCCACCCATGCCGTGGTGGTTCCCCCCATGCCATCAGGCACAGTGCGCTTGTCGATCATCGTGCACGGCGTTTTCATAGTATCGATCAGGCTCATGGTGACCTCCTATGCCAGTTTGCGGTACTGGTTCAGTTGGCTCTTGAACACACCTTGCCAGCTTCCGGCGTTGCCGTCCTGCCCTCCGCTGGCGTTGGTGCCAGTTTTAAGGCTGTAGGTGTACCCGCCGAAACTCTCCGACTGATACGGCCCGGAGACTGTGTCGCCATACTTGGTGACCCAGTCCTCGATCTCACCCGCCAGATTGACAAACGCCTTGGGCGGTCGCATATCCCAGACCTCGCCATCGAAGGTTTCATCTGTCAGCTCGTCCACACCGTACTGGCATACACCATCGTTAAAGCGGCTGCCTTTGATGTATATGTACTGGCCCTCGACCAGTCCATCCACGGTAAGCGCACCGCCGGAAATGGTGAACGTCCCGGTGTAGGTCTTTGCCACAAAGAAATTGTGAATGAACGCGCATATCTGCTCGATCATGTCTATCACTCCTTCTTACGGCTCCTGCGGCCCCTCATGGCTGATTTGGGCGGTTCGGTGGGTGTTTCCTTGGGTTCGTCGTTCCCCGGCTCTACGGGCGGTTCTACGGCTTCTATGAGCGCCTTGCCCGTTGCGTTGTCGCATGACGCAAGCTGGGCGATTCTCGCCGCGTCCACGGTCAAGCCCTGCCGGGGGAACGTGTCCCCCGGCTTATACAGGTGCTTGCCGTCCTGTAGGTCGGCGAATGTGGAGACTACCCGGAACATCAAGCGCCGGGAGTCTCGATCACGCTGGCGACATACAGCGCATTCGGGTTGTACAGGACGGGCATGAACAGGGCGCTGGCCTTCGTCCACAGCACAGCAGGGTCAGTCTCGCCCCACTGGGAGATGTATACGAAGGGAGATTCACCGCTGGCAGCCACGCCGCCGTCGAACGCACGAGCCGCGTCAACCTCGGGCGGGTCGCCCCACAGGCCGGTGCCGATGCGACCGCTGGCATTCGGAGCGAAGAAGGAGACCTTGTTCGCCGGGAAGTAGCGGTGAGCGGTCAGCGCGGGGATGCCCGTGGTGGTGTTCAGCGCACCAGCGACGTTGTATGTCAGGTCGTTGGTGATGACGCTCTGAATGCCGAACTCCTCATTGAGGTAAGCCCGGAGGTCAGAGTTGCGCACCAGCTGGCCCACCATCAGAGCGCCGTTGATGGACTTCTGAACCGCTTCGTTCTGGCGCAGCTTGGTCAGGATGGCGCGGGGGAGAACCATGCCAGTCAGGCTGATGCCCTTGGCGGTGGTTTCGTCCACCAGCTCCTGCAGCTGCTCGGGGATGGTCGCGGTGGCACCCGCGCCGAAGTCCAGGGTCTTCTGGAGGTTGGCGGCGGGGACGCCGTAGTCCACGGTCAGGTCGAGGTCGTTCTCCTTGATGGTCACCTTGCCAGTGGCCAGCAGCTCGTTCTTGGCGACCTTGGTGCGGGTGATGACCTGTTCAGCCAGCCGCAGACCGTCGTTCATCACGTAGTCGTACAGGGCTTCATCGCCCTGGACACCAGCGCGGGTCAGCTCGCGTAGCCGCTCGGACTGGTTCATCTTGACCTTGATCAGGCCCTTCTCGATGTTGTGGGTATCGATGGGCACACGGAAGGTCTTCTGGGCTTCCACATCGAAGCCGTGGAACTGGGCCATGACGGGAATCTGGTACTCATTGGCGATGCTCTGCCAGTAGGCCACCAGGTTGTCGGTCTTTTCGTCGCCGAACAGACCATCAATGGGGTCATTCTGCCGGGTTACATCGAAACCGACGGAGAGCCAGTCCTTCTCGGGGATGAAGCCCAGCACGTTATCGCGAAAGATGCTCATGTTGTTTCACCTCTTTAGTCGTCCTCGCCGAAATCGGGGCGAGTGATGGTCGGGGAGGTCGCGGTGAAGCCGATGCCAGTCAGCGCGGACACAGCAGCAGCTGCAGGCGCAGCGGGCAGACGGTCGGTATACACCTGACCACGGGTCACGATGGAACCGGGCATAGCGCCAGTGGTCACATCGATGTTCTCGTACAGGATGCCCTTGGCGGTGCCGTCATTGGCGGGGATGATCGCGCCAGCGGGGACGTACTTGGTGCCGTCCGCACGGGTCACGACCTGGGCGTGATTCGCGGCAATAGTGGCGGTCAGGCGGGTGCAATCCTCGTTATCCACGAGGAACCAGCCAGCTTCCCAACCCTTGCCCTGGAACTCAGGAGACTGAATGAAGCTCATGTCTTTTCACCTCGTTATTCGTTGTTGTTGGCTCCGTCTTTGGCAGGAGCCGTGCCATATCGACGCTCGTGGAACTTCTTCGCCAGCTCTGCGGCGCGGGGATTCGCGCCATTGCCGGGGTTGTCCCTGTTGGGGTTGTCCACGTCTGCGCCCTTAGTTCTGGTAGTGACCTTGAAGTCAGCCCAGTCCTTCTCGATGGCCTTTTTGAGGGCGTCGGCGTTTTCCAGCTTGCCCTCGGCATCCAGCTTCATGCCATCAAAAACGGTAGCACGGATGATGGTGTCCAGGCGCTTGCTGTCGATGTCTGCTTCTTCCAGCAGCTTGCGGTACGCGGCCTTGACGCTGGACAGCTTCTCCTTTGCGTCGGTGTCGGCCTTGAAGGTGTCGAACTGTTCCTTGAGAGAGTTGTACTTCTTCTCCCAGTTCCCGGCCTTGGTCGCGTTGTCCTCGGCGGCTTGCTTGTCGTTTTCGAGCTGGGTGATCTCATCCAGCTTGGCGTTGTAGCGGTCTTTCGCCACAAACTCGCGCCCAACGGCAGACGCAATCGCGGAGGCAATCTTGGCGACGTTCCCGGCGGGGATGTTGCCGTCTTCACCAGCGTACTTGTTGATGGTTGCTTCAAAGTCAATAGCCATATTCTCATTCCTTTCGCTGTTACGGGTGCTACCCTAAAATGAGTATAAAAACAGCGCCGGGATTGCTCCTGGCACTGGATTTATCATGCGTTTGTCAGTTCTTTGTCGATCACGTTTTTGTACTCGTCCAGGTGATTCTCCACGGCGGGCCGCAGGAACGGCGTCGGTGACATAGGTAAGCCGATTCTCACGCGCCCCTGCTCCTCGTCGAAAAAGAACCACTTGGACAGGCCGCTGTTCGGCCCTTTCTTTACGGTGGTTTCTATCCAGTCGGCGGACGGCTCGTATTTGTTGCCGGTGCCCAATTCAACGTAGGCGGCAAAGTCCAGGTTAGAGCCTACCAATACCGTATCGCCGTCCACCCTGTGCTCAATGCTGTTTCTCACCTGGGCGGTGATGTCGCTGCGCATGGGGTTTCCTTTAGGCCCGAGTGGAGCCACAAGGCCCTTGGCGTAGCTCTCAGCCTTGCCACCGATAATTTCAAGGGCGCGGGCTTTGGCCTGCTCCAACGCGGCGCGTACCTCGGCGCTGTTGTCGGTGATGTCAACTCCCGCCATTCGCTTTCATCCTCTCCCACTCCCGATACGTCATATCCCCAACGACTTCGCCGTTCTCAGCGTCCCGGCGCTGCATATCGCTGGGATAGTCCGGGTAAATGTAGGCAAGTGTACATCGACAGTTATAAACCAGGCTCGGGTCAGCCGTAGGGTCGCCGGGATAGTCAATCTCCATGCCGTCAACCTCGAACGGTTCGTCCACATCCCGTATCTGCCCGTCAAGGTCGGCGTGGGCGTCTCGGGTCTTGCTGTCAAGCGTCGCCATCCACTGCTTTTTGACCTTGATGCCCAGTTCCTGCGCCTGGTGCAAGCCCTCCATGCGCCCCGCGTTCTGTGCACCGGTATAAGCTGTCCTGGCGTTGCGAAGTGCGCTCTTGTAGCTGCTCTCGCCCGTCACCCGTGCAACGCGCTTAGCAATGTCGCGGATGCTCTCGCCCTGCACGATACCCTGCGTGATGGCGCTGTTCATCAGCTTGTTGTAGTAAGTGTATGCCTTGTCCTTCTGCACCCCCGGCGCGGGCTTTGGCAAGATTTGCGGGTCACTCTTTATCAGCCGCCCAACCGTATTCTGGTCGTACAGCGTGAAGCCCGTGTTGACGTTGCCGTTGCGCTCCAAGTCATAGCCGATATAGTTGGCGTTGTCCGCAAACACGCCGATCTTGCCCTCGTTGACGATGCGCTGTGCCTCGCGGTCAGCGTTGAGCAGTATGCGGTCAATCTCGGCCTTTCGCGCCTGCCACTGCTTATCCTGAAACACCTGGCCGCGCATCCAAGCATCGAAATCAGCCTGCGTGATCTTGCCGTCCTTGAC